CGGCAACGGGCAGCAGGACATTTCCGGCAGCACCTACTTTGTCGATAACAACAGCGGCAGCGACAGCAATGACGGAAGCTCGTTTGAGAGGGCTTTCAAGACGCTGGCGAAGGCCGTGGCGGTCAGCAACGTGGACATTGCCAGGGGGTCGGATAGATGGGCGAGACGCAATACCATCTATTACTGCGCCAACACGGAGACGGCTGATCTTGTGGCGTTCCCGAACAAGTGCGACGTGATCGGCGTCGGTTCCTACGATGCGAACACGAAACCGGGGATCACGGGTAACCACGTTCCGGTGAACGCGGGCAACTACGGAACGCGGTTTTACAATATCTGGTTCAAGGCCCCTGCTGATGCATCACCGATTGTCACGCTTGCGTCAACTTCCAGCGGTATACAGTTCATTAATTGCACGTTCTCCGCTACGGCCACCACGACCATAGGTATTCAGGCGACGGCAAGCCCGTTCCTGAAGGTCATTGGTTGCCGTTTTGAGGGCGCGTTTGTCACTTCCTACATCACCTTCGGCGCAGGCGAGGCGGGCGGTACGGAGATCAAAGACAACCAAATGGTTGACGCTGCTGCGGCTGGCATCATCGTCAATTCGTCCACCACGACCTCATGGCGGTCTGTCATCACTAACAACCTCATCCAGGCGGCTACCCTGTGCCTTGATGAAAACTCTGACCTGTTCTACTTCACGCGGAATGAGTTCATCAGCGCCGCCGCCGTTACTGCCGGTTATGCTGAAGTGCTGGATGTCAACGTGAAGCGTGGCGCGAATAATTACCTTACCGCCGACAACGTTGGCAACGTGCTTTTCCCGGTGGTTGACACCACGACCTAACCCTTAACCCCGACGGGGCGGCGGGCAAACCGCCCCACATTGAATGAAAGTAAACATCATCGGCAAGGGGGCCGGGTGGGAGAAGGCTCCGATGGACGGCGAAAGTTGGGGGATTACGCAACTGTGTTTGCGCCGCCCCGTATCGCTGACCATCGACATGAACGTATATGATGATGGGCGATGGGGGGATGAGCAGGCGAGGGAAGCGGACGCGGCAAGACAATACTGTTTGGATCATGCCATTCCCTACATCGACCTTGCAACCTATCCCATCGACGACATCATCGGTCACTTCGGGACGGACTATTTCACCAATACCGTCGATTACGCCCTTGCCCTTGCGATCTATCGCGGCTATCGCGCCATAGACATGTATGGCGTGAATATGGCCACTTTCGGGGAATACGCCTACCAAAAGCCTGGGGTCGAGTTCTGGACCGGGATGGCGATGGGCCGGGGGATCAAGGTAAACGTCCACGGATCTTTGTCGGTGATCCTCAAGTCGAGGGACGGGCTGCTTTACGGCTACGACCGAAGGCAGTTGTGGGCTGAAAAGATGGCGCAGGAGATGAAAAGGCTTGCAGCAGCAGGCTAATGAAAAACGAGGGGGAGGGGGATGAAGCTCAAAAAAACGATATTCACGGTGAACGTGGATAATTTCGCGCCGGAAGTCACGGAAATCACGTTCCCATACATCAAGGCATACGCGCACAAGATCGGCGCGGAGTTCTTTGAAATCACAGCGAGGAAAAACCCGGACAAGCCGCCCGCATATGAGAAGTTCCAGATTTACGATCTCGGCAGGCTGATGCGAAACGACTGGAACATCTTCTTTGATGCGGACACGCTGATCCACCCGGACTATCCCGACATCACGACCCTGTTGAATAAGGATACGGTATGTTTCCACGGGAAGGACTTTGCGCCTATCCGTTGGCGGTATGACGAGCCGTTTCTGAGGGACGGGCGATACATCGGCGGATGCAACTGGTTTGCGGTAGCGTCCGACTGGTGTTTGGATTTGTGGCATCCGCTGGACGTGCCGATGGAATACGCAATAGACCAAATCTTTCCGGCGGTGTTGGAGTCGAAAACCGGGGTCACGCGAGAACATCTTCTGGACGACTATCTCGTAAGCCGGAACATTGCCCGATACGGCTTGAAGCATACCACGGCCATGAAGGTTCTGGAGCCATACGGGATTCAGATCGGATACATCTGGCACGACTACCTGTGCGGCCCGGAAGAGAAAGCGGTGAAGATGAAGGAAGCCCTGAAAAAATGGGGTTTGAAATGTCCGAAACTGTGGGGGGGGTAAGATGCGGTGCATTCGGGATATGGAGACGGTGCAAATCGAGCTGACGAACGCCTGTATCAATCAATGCTCGAATTGCACGAGGTTTGTCGGCCATGTGGAGAAACCGTTTTTCATGCCCGTTGAGCAGGTTGCGGAAGGTGTGGATTCGCTTAAAGGGTTTCTGCACATGATTGGCGTGATGGGCGGGGAGCCGCTTTTGCATCCGCAGTTCTCTGAAATCTGCAAGGTGTTTCGGGAGAAGGTTCCGTTTGAGAAGGCGGGGCTGTGGACCTGCCTGCCGGAAGGGAAGGAGCACTACCGGGAAGAGATATGCAGCACCTTCGGAAACATCTTCATCAACGACCATTCGCGGGATGACATTTACCATTGCCCCGCGCTGGTGGCCGGGGAAGAGGTGTTCAAGGGATTCGAGGATGACCAATGGTACATCTACGACCACTGCTGGCTGCAAAGATGCTGGAGCGCGTCGATCAATCCGAACGGGGCGTTTTTCTGTGAGGTTGCGGCGGCGATGAGCATCCTGTTTGACATCAAGGCGGGATGGGAAGTGAAACCGGGATGGTGGAAACGGGCCGTGAAGGATTACAAGGAACAGATTGAAACCTTCTGTCCGAAGTGCGGAGTGGCGATCCCTCTGGAGAAGAGGCGAAGCACGGACGGAAGGGATGACATATCCAAAGGCAATTACGAACGGCTGAAGGATACCAGCCCGAAGATCAAGGCCGGGAAGTATGTCATTCACGATTTGAGGATTGTTCGGGACAGCAAGCCGCTTGCGGCATACAAGGAGGAAGGATACCGAAAGGACATAGCGGCCAGATACGGGATGTTTCTTGTGCTGAATGACAGCAGGTATCAGACACCCTATTTGAAAAAGAATTGGAGGCGAGGGGATGAGTAAAAAGAAGAGCAAAGCATTGCCTGAAACGGTGTTTGCTTCGGACGCGCAGATTCGGGCCGTCAAGAACGACATTCGCGAATTGGAAACGATGTTGGAGAACGACAAGCGGCTGTTTACCAAAAGCCCGCGCATACAGGATGAAACGGCATTCAAGGCCGAAATCCTGAAAAAGCAGCAGTGGCTTGAACGGCATACCCCGCGGGCATTGAGGGGAGAGGCGGCGAACAAGGCATACAAGGAATACAAGCAGCTTGCCGAAAAACTGAAGGAGAATATGCCGAAGGCGTCGATGTTCTATCAGCGGTATCCGAGGGGGGATGATCCGCACACGAAGCACCAGAAATTTGAAGAGGCGGTGAAGGCGGAAATGGCCCTGCAAAAGAACCCGGAATTGAAACGCGCCATGTTCCGGTTCAACCACCTTGCGGCAAAACTCGACCCATCCAACCCGGAATTGAGAAGCGTTGAAAGGTTAAGGTCGCAAAGATGAGCACAACCAGCATCGAGCAGAATATCCTCTATGCCCTTGGCGAAGGCCAAAATTTAAGCGATACGGCTTTTCTGGCCTATGCCCTAAGATGGGCTAATCGCGCAAAGCGTGAAATTTTCCTGCGATACCGCTTCAAGTCCTTGCGTGTGAAGAGCATTTTTGAAACGACCATCGGCCAGCAGACCTATCAGGGGCCGGACGACTTCGCTGGATTTCTGACCGTCAAGGATGAAACGAACGATGACGTGATCGACCAGATCACCCCGGAAGAGTTTCAGCGCACGGTGGGCGGCACGTTCATTGAGAATGAAGCGTTCACTTCGGATCATGACACCGCCGTTAAGCTTGGCTATCCCGCGATTGTCCAATACACGGAAGTCGTGACCGACGATGAGGATGGAACGACGACCTACACGCGGGACACGGATTACGAGATGGATTACGTCGCCGGAACGATCACGGTTCTTTCCACGGGGTCCATGACCGACGCGACGGAGTATTACATAAACTACACCTACCGGGAAACGGGCAAGCCGTCGCAGTTCTGCTTTGATTACGATGCGACAAATAAGTTGTGGGTGTTCAGGTTCTATCCCGTTCCCGATGGGGCTTACAAGATTTCCCTGCTTTATTCCGCGTTTCCCGCCGATCTATCCTCTTCCGTCGATCCGATATGGAGCCAGTTTGAATATGCATTGGAGTGCGGGGGGATCTATTACGGCGCGATGGAATTGCTTTCCGACGCTCAGAAGAGGAGCGAATTAAGGATGCATTACGAGCAGCAGATTCAGGCGTTGATTCAGCTCGACAATGAATTAAATACGAAGCATCAGACAATCCCGGTGCGGATGAAGAAAACCGATTATTACGGGTGATCCATGCCAAAGAAGATGTTTGGTCCTTTTCTGTATGGGGTTGATTACAGCACGCCTCCGGCGCAGCTTAATGACACCGCGCTTGCGGACGCGGCTAATGTCATACCGTTGAGCAATTCGCTTTTGACCGGACGGGGCGGGACGGGGAAGATGCACGGAAATAAACTCAACTATCCCGTAAAGTCATTCCATGAATTTCTGAACGGAGATACATCCCTCCTGCTTGCGAATTACGGAAACATTGTCGGCTATCTCGACACGGACACACAGACCATGACACCCCTGTTTACCCTCACGTCCGCTAAAAAAGCGCAGTGGGTGACATTTGGGGAAAAGGCCATCATGATCAACGAGGGATCTGATAATCCGCAGTATATCACAGACACCTCCACCTACGGCGATCTTGCCGGTTCCCCGCCCAAGGGGAAGTCGATTGCGGTATGGTCCAATCGCGTGTGGCTTGGCGGGGATTCGACCGATCTTGCCACGCTGACGGGATGCTGCGTTTCCGATCCTACGGACTGGACGACGAACAGCACCGATGCGGGGATTGTGGAGCAGATCGTGGGCGACGAGGGCGACCCGATCATCGGTATCAGGGGGTATTTCGATTGGCTGATCATCGGGAAGAAAAACACGATGTATAAGCTATACAGTTCAACAAACCCGACTGCCGCAACGAAGTTGAGCATTAAGCCGATATACTGCAAGGGCGGGGATTCGGTCGGGTTCACGTCGCCTTGGGCCATCGAA